TGGTGATCCAAATAATAATCAATTAATTAACTTTAGAATTATATGTAATAATTGCGATGCTATACTTCCAACATTCAAAGGAAAAAATAGAGGTAAAGGAAGAACTAATAGATACAATTGTTCTACCTAATCCTATGGATTGGTTTTTTTGGTGGTAGTCAGCGAAAATTAGCGGCACTATAGAATTGTCTCACCTTATCATTTAGGGTTGGTTTTTGTGGTTGTAGTCAGCGAGATTATGAGATACTTTAAAATTAATAAAAATGATATTAACGATATGAATTACTGGAATAGAATTATTAAAGATTTACATAGTAGTCTGATTAAACAACAAGATCTTGATAATAAGATACTAGTAGTCAAACTTCAAGAGATAACCAGCGACGATAACAACATGATTCCTAAACTAGAATATAAAAACTCATAGTTGTCTTTTGTTCGGCCACCCTTATAATAAGGGAGACTATTACTGTCTCACCCTATGTAATGGATTTGGGCGGGATGGGCGCAGTCAGCGAGATTTTTTATATGACTAATAAAAAGAAAAAAACCAATATTAAATCTAAGAAAAAAAGTATCAAAAGAGAAAAGGCTTATGGTGATCCTATGGTTGTAAGACCAGTTAGTGAATACTATAATTTAGAGACTGGGGAAATTTATCCAAAGATTTTCTTCAGAGAAAGTTTGTGGACAAGACTAAAAAGATTTTTTGGTTTATGATAATATACAATCCATTCATAATGCCACTACTACTAGGAGCATACTTGCTGGTGGCCCTTTTTGTTCAGTGGGATTTGAGTAATGAGTGAATTTAAATTCTGGATATTTATGGTCATACTTTATTCCTTCTGCATAATTTCCACATATTTCATAGTTAAGGGAGAAAATAGAAAATGAACGAATTTCATAAGCCTTTTATTAAAAGTTTGGTACTTATTGCTGTAGTTACTATGTTTGCTATGGTTCTTAGTGACAAAATAGTAAAATATTATTCATCCCAAACATATAATTCCCACATTTTTACCTCTCACAATTCCTATAATGAAGCCAAAGCGGCAGAATAATAGGTTATAACATCTGTTTCTTGATAAATTCGCCGGATTTTTACTTATTGAATATACCGGTCATCTAATGGTGGAAAAAAACAGGCTAAAGTTCTCTTTTGGAAATGACCGATAATCCCTATTGACAAGGTTCAACCTGTCGAGTATACTAGTCAGTCTGGTAGGTGGATTTTTCTTAATATTTAACGGGGAAAATGAAAGTTTATGTACAGGAATGTTTTGTTGACCGATAAAGAAATCGCTCTACTCAAGACTATTATTAGCCAAACTCTACATGAGAAAATCGTTCCTCAAGCCAATAATTTGACCATTATTCATAACCGTCTTAGGGAAATCAAGCCCCTTGTTACTAATAATCAATTCTTTAATTATGGCAAATGAGGATCGAATCCCACAGAAATGAAAAGAACAGATATAAGTAAGGGAAAGAAACCCACAAATGTGGGAAAAGAGTTGGTAAAAAGAACCAAAAACTTGAATAGGAACATAGAGTCTATTATGGGAAATTCGGCTAAATCACAAACAAATAAAGAATCACTACCACTAAAGCGTTCACAACCCACAAAAACAGAATCTTTTGTCATTGAGGATGATTGTCTGGTAATGTATTTGTATGATGCTGGAGATAAGAGAAAGAAATATATTAGACTAGACTTTAATGACTATGCTAATTGTGATGATTTTTATATGATCTTGGATAAGCCAACTCTAAAGGGAATGGCCGATTTTATTTATAAGTATTTGGAGAATAACTCATGAAAACATTTGAAATCAATTGTTATACTAATGAAAATTATGATAAAGAATATGAATTAATTTTTTCCAGTGTTAATAGTAATGGCAGGAATTACTATATACTCAGTATGATAAGGAATATGACTAGAGAAGATCTAGATAGGTTTTCATCTTTTCTTAAAGACTATTTGGAGAATAACTAATGAACATTAATCTTGAAAAGCATGATATTGGTCTAATTCTGGATGCTCTAGAAGATTATAAGATTGAGATTGAGCATTGGGCTAATAGTAAAACTATTCAGTCTAACTTTTATCCTTGGAGCAAGAATGAAGTGGGGAATTTGGTCAATTATTTGAATGATACTTTGGAGGAAAATAATGAGTAATCAACTATATAAAAAATTTGTTGTCGATCTTAAACTTGCAGCATATTCTTGCCATGTTGATTTTAAAATTATTGAGGATGCTCTAAAATATTATGTTGAACATCTCAATAAAGATAGTTTTATTGATGGTCGTGAGTATAATAAGATTGATGTAGAATTCTTATTGAACGAGTTGGAAAATGAAAATTGGTCGCCGTACAATTATTTGAATAAATCTATTGGGGAAAAGAAATGAAGGCTAAATATAGTCCAATGTTGAAATACTATATGAATAATCAAATCAAAAAAAGAAATGCTCAAGTTGAGTGTTGACAAGTGCCGATGTTGTGGTAGACTACTTACATGAGGGTTTGGTCGATTTTATCAATAAATATTTGGAGAATAAATAATGGATTGGATTTGTCCTAAACAATTTCCTCCTAAAAATGGAGATATTTTATTTGGATTAACAGTTGATGACTATGATGCTAATGAGCAACCGTTTGTCGGACGTTATATGGTTGTTGATGAGCCAGAACCAAATCCATACAATAGGTTTTCCTACTTCTTTGTTGATGAAAACAACAATATCGTTGATAACGAAGAAACAGAAAGTATACTGACCCAAAGGTATAGCGTAATTTTGTATAAGATCCTAAAATTAGGAGATCTACAAATGGATGTAGCAAAACAAGTAATGATTGAGGATAGTGAGTGTCTGAAAAAATTGGAGAATAACTAATGAAGTATATTGAAATCGTTCGATTTTATACACTTGCCAAGGGTTAATATAAATGAATCTTAACAATTACAAAGCCAGTCGATTCCCTGTAAAGGTTCCGAGCAATTTTGAAGTTCAAGTAGACGATTACCATGAATTTAGAAATATTCAACATATTCTTAAAACGACGGTGGGATTAAATTATAAGTTTGAAGAAGTGGGTTGCGACGGAAAGTATTACGCTGTTTTTTGGATTGGTAAAAAGCCGATCCAACTTATTAAAGCAACTAAAAAGTCTTTTGAAGATTACGTGTAGTGATTGGAGAAAATAATGACTAAAAACTATTGGATCGAAGAAGGTGATATGAGTATTGTGTTTGATGCTATTGAATTGCTGAAAGAAAATATGCAAAATCAGCAACAATTTGGCCTAAATAGTACAGTCTCTTATTCCGTAAGGGATATTGAAAATCTTCGTAATAAATATTATGGGTGGCCTTGGCCTAAATTTTCTACAGAACAAATATGAGATATGGGAATTGTTTAATTGGGGCTGTATTTTTAATGTGGAGAGAACGCAAAAATAATCCACAATTAATAATTCAACCCATACCATATAGTTTAATTCCTCATATTATGGTCAAAACTATTAATGGAATTTATCACTACAAAGTAGAAAAAGATTTTTTGCCTTGGCCCTTTTGTTATTTGTTTTTTAAAGGTTATATTGAAAATATTGTAATTTTGTCCAAGACTTATTGAAAGAGATAAGAAATGAATAAACTAATGGAAAATGGAACAGTTGTAGTATTTGAACCCAAAAATTTTAATCCAGAGTTTTGGAATAACCTTCCAGAAAAAGATAGGATTAAGTATTACGGGCCTTTGGGTTATGGATCGGATAAGAAGAAGTTTTTTGTATTTTTGACCGAAATTAAAAATGCTCCCGGCCATTGTGTTCTTGTTGATCTTGATGATGGACATTTAGAGGTTATGCGTCATGTTTCTGATTTTAGAGAAGTTAATGAAGAAGAATTTTAGGAGAATAACTAATGACAACTACTGGAAATCGTCTTAATTATGAGTCTAATATTCGTTATGATATAGCAGAAAGGGCTGCTGAACTATTAATAAATGATCTCGACTTTAAGTGTGATATTACTTCTTTGAATAATTTAGAGTTGTATACTAAAGGAATATCCTATACTGAAAAACTCAATAATTTATTTAAGCCTCCAAAAAACCCTCTGTATGTTTCAATTGATGGATTTGGAATTAAAGGCTCTGTCGAAATTCCCACAAATATTAATTGGTTAGATAGTTTAAATATATCTCCATTTATAGTAATAGATCTAATAGTAAACAAACTTATTATAGACTATAATTTCCGTCTTGATAAAGACTTTTTTATACCAGAAAAACGAACAATGGGAATTAATCACAAGATTTTTGGAATGAATCTAATAAATAATAGGATGAAGAATATTTAAAGAGAATTCAAGCGGAGCAACTTGCCAACGAAACAAAACGCAGAAAATATGAAGAATTAAAGAAAGAATTTGAAGTATAACTTATATGGAGAAAAGAAATGACCACTTATACTATTCTAATTGTTAAAAATAAAATTGCTGGTTGGGATATTCTAGGTGGTAAATATGATAACAAAACACCGCTAAATAAGTTTAGTAAATTGAGTAATATTACATTCGATAGGATAAATTCTCTACTTTCTACTGTTATTGAAAGATTATCAAGAAAAATGATTCCTTATAAGTTAGAAATTATTAATATTATTGGTGAAAAGAAATGATCTCAAACATAGTGATAACTGATGAATTATGGACAAATTTAAGATTTTTGTCTGAACATGGTATTCTAAGACCACTTGCAGAATTGATTGAAAAACTAGATTTGAATGAGGAAGATATGAAGATGCTTAGTGATCTTATTAGTAGAAAGATTAAGAAATGAATCTTATTACATGTTTTAGTAATGTTATTGGTCACAAAGAGGCTCAAGAATTAGTGGTCGATTTGAACCAAATGAAATCAGATTTGTCTGAAAATTTTTATATTAAGTATGATCCAGACCAAGACTACTCCCAAAGTGACAACTATTTGGTAGTTGGTAATGTTACGCAAGAAGATTGGGATGAACTAAATCTGGATATGGACTTTATGGAAACTGATATTATCTAATATGAGAGATATTAATACTGAATTGGATATTGTGAGTGTTTTTATTAGAGATGCGGAAAAATACGGTCTTGTTGCAGAAGTTGTTCTTTTTGCTCTCAAATATATGAAACAAAATCCTGACTCCAATATTGAGGATGCTATGAATTATGGATATGACGAATGGGTTAAGTAGTGTTTGACAAATGCCGATAAGTGTTGTATACTGGTAGCACAACGGAGGAAACATGAAACGATATGTTGTGAAATACTATTGGCCTAAAAATCATCACGAAGTTTACGCTTTCTTTTGTATGGCAGATGATAAAGAACACGCTATCGAACAGTGTGAAGATGCGTATCCAAATAATTGTCATATTCTTTCTGTGGAGGAAAAATGAATTACTATATTGAAAAGCATGATATGCAAATAATTTTGGATGCTCTTGAGTGTTTGAGCGAACATATCAAGCATTATGAAGATAACAGTCCTAATTATCCTTGGACTCTGGATGAAGTTGATGGTCTTTTTCAGAGTTTTGACAATAGTTTCGTGACTGATTTTGATCCAAATGAGTTAAAATGAGTCAAACAATGATCGGTTTAAATATCCAGATTCCTTGGTCATTCCTTTTAATTAATGGCGATAAAAGTGTGGAAACACGCTCGTATGCTCTACCCAAAAAGTATGAGGGAGTTGAACTGGCATTAATTGAAACGCCAGGAAAATATGGTCGATTTAAATCTCATATTATTGGTACAATAACCTTTAGTCATAGTTTTCAATATCCAGATAAGCAGGCTTGGATAGATGATTATAATAGACATAAAGTAGAAGAACTAGATGAGTTTTATAGTTGGAATCCAGACAAACCCAAATATGGATGGGTAGTAAGCGATATTAAAAAATTTGATCATCATATTCCAGCCCCAAAGAAAAAGGGAATTGTATTTACCAAAAACTGTAAAGTACCTCTTGACAACTGCCGATAACATGGTAGAATCAACCGTATCACAAGGGTAAATAATGAGTAATCAATCACGATATTCGTCTTTTCAAGAATACCTTCATGCCGTTGCTGATTATATCAGTATGGAATATGGAGATATTGAAAGCGACCAAAGGTTAAGTGATGATGAAAAGTGGACTATTAAAACCATAGCCACCGCTCATTATGATATGGATGATAATGCGTCAAATGCGGCAAATTATATTATGAACTTTATCAACTCTAGCAGAAATTGGAGTAAGGAGAATATCTAATGAAAACTCAAACTGAAATCAATTATACTGATGCTGCTATGGAATGTGCTAGATATATTTTTGATAGTGATGCTGAACAGATCAGTTATCAAGAGTATATTACTGATGGAAATGATCCTAGAGAGCATATTCTATACTGTGCTGCTGTAGTTTTGGGCGAAACAGAAGATTTTCAGACTGATATTGATGAATACCTTACCCTTAGACATGGAGAATATTGATGAGCAAGATTTACGGTATTGTGCAGAAGAACGGCAAGTTTGTTGTGACCAAGAATGGCGAGCCTATTTTGTTGCCCAAGAGTGATGGTCAGAGTATTGTGACTGAATTTGATTCCAGGGAAGATGCTCAACAGTATCTTAGTATTCTTGAGAATCTTTTGAAGCGTAAGGAACACAAGAAGGTTGCTCACGCTTAAAGTTTTTCTTGACAGCGGACGATAGTAGGGTATACTGGCAGAACCACTAAGGAGAATATTAATTATGGCAATGGGTAGTTTTGCTGTTGGAAGTTTTGTTATTGAATATAAGGACTTGAAGAAAATCTGTCCAGATGAAATTAAGGCTATTGAGAAGGCTAACTATTTTGATGTTATTGGTTGGGATGGTATTGGTCGATGGCTAAGTTGGGACGATCCTGACCAGATTAAAGATGTCTTGTTTTACGCTGTGCTTAATGATAAGTCTGAGCCTGTTATTAGACTTGGACTGATGCCAGAAGATCAAATCGTAGAAGATATTTTTAATGACTATGAAAAACTTGTGATTGATCTGAAGAATTCTTTTAATAAAAATACTGGATTGACTCTTTATTTTGACCACTATGATGAAGAAGGTGGCGATAGGTATGATAATCCCGGTGATAAGGATGGTTGTATTTTTTGTGTCGATGGCATGGTGCAACTAACTCCTGCTGGAGAAAAGTTTAAGGATATTATCTCTGAAAGAAAGTGGACACAATATGGGTGATTATTATTGGTTTGGTGGTATTAAGAAAATTGTTGATAGTGTGACTAAAGGATATTGTGACACTAAATTGCCGCTTGTTGATCCTTATCTAGTTCCAGAGACTAGAATCAATAATATGTATCCATATACTTGTGAACAAACCATTCGTGTTACTCATTATAACAAACCAAAAAGGCGTGACCCTGCTAGAAAGGCTAATAGACGATGATTAAACACTTTCCCATCACTAATACCGATAAAGTTTGTTACACCTATTCTGCCAAAGATGGTGAGCCTATCAACTATGTTTGTACCACAGACTTTAAAAAGAGCGATGCTCCTGTAGATATTTTCTATAGAGAAACTCCGCATCCAGAATTTGGTAACAGATATTTTGGGATAGCACCAAACTATGAAGATGGATCTTATGTTATTTTTAATGCTGATGATATAGAAGATTTCTCTTTTGGATTGGTAGAAGATGATGATGGAAATCTACAGTATAGTCAATATCATCATGATTATAAAAGTTTTGATAATGGTAACATGATTGATGGCGGTCGATCTTATACAAGATATAGCGGTAAAATTAAATACTATAAAGTTAAAGATGGACAAATGGTGAAAGATGTATCGTAGCAGATTGAATCGTTGGAATTGTTCTAAAGTTGCCGATGTTATTCGTGGCAGCAAAAAACCATTTGCTTTAGAATGGAAAGAATGGGATGTCTGGCATAAAAATACCAAACAAAAACACCCATTTAGATATTATTTGGCTGAAACTGGATTGAAAACTCTACAAAATATTGTGTATTTTCCGTATGATGTTTATCATAATGTTGAAGTTTATGTACGAAATCGTTGGATAGACAAAACTCATATGATTAATACGGGACTGCAACCGGGTCAGTATTATGAGTTTGATACCAAAATTCTGCACGGTCTTTTTAATGAACTGGTTGATTATGTTGAGACTGAAATTTCTCATAGTATGAAGGCTTATGAGGATAGAAATTATAAATTTAAAAATGGTCGCTGTAAACAGGCCGGATTAGATCATCTTGATTGGGCTATTGGCTTGACTTTTGGTGCTGACTATGGTATAAATGAGGATGATCCCGACTACAACAAACCAACTCAGCAAGCCATTTCCGCGATGGCTATTAAAGAGTTGTATTTGTGGTGGACAGAAACTCGTCCTAATCGTCCCGATCTTAATAATTTAAATTTTGACCAGATCAATCAAATTGAAATCAAATATTATCAAGAAGATACCGATATGATGATTAAACTTATTTCTATTAGAGAAAGCATATGGTGCTAAAATGGATGCTGAACTAGAAAACAAACTATACGAAAAATATCCACAACTATTTTCTAATAGGACTAAATCTCCTATGGAATCGTGTATGAGTTTCGGCATAGAGTGCAACAATGGCTGGTACGAATTGTTATCATCTATATGTTGGCGTATATCTCAACACGAAAAAACTATTGAGTCTACAAAAAGAATATTTGAAGATAAACCAGAGCAAATCAAAGAGGAACTAGAGTATTATCCTGTAAAATTTGATCAAATTAAAGAAAAGTTTGGAGGATTAAGGGTTTACTTTACTGGTGGCGACGATTATGTAGAAGGTGTTATTGGTATGGCAGAAGAATATAGTTATAAAGTTTGTGAAGTTTGTGGTAACTCTGGTAAACCCAATAAAGGTGGATGGATAACTACTCTTTGTGATAGTTGTAGGGCTAAAACTAATGCCACAGGATGATTTTAATCTAATAAGTTTATTGTATTTTCTACTAAGTAATTTAACAGTATTAATACTTGCTGGTGGGGTTTTCTTTCTGTTTATGTTATTGTCTGGATACAAGAGTATTACAGTAAAACTACGCAAAGATAAAGAGCATAAGCAACTTAATAAGCAACAGTATTCTCAAGAGCAAAGGTATCTTAATAGACTAGAGAAGAACATTAAGAAGAAAAAGAAATGAATCACCTAAACCAGCAAGATTTGGATGATATAAAGGTTATCGTACAAGAAGTTCAAAAAATGACTATAGATTTTGATCTTAGTTATGATCAAGGATATGTAGCAGAATTACTTTATGATGTTGATATGAGCATGAGAGTGATATTAGAGATTATTAATGGGCCAAGTGGTACTGTGGAAAGAATGATATGAGTTCAGATGAACTAGATATTATCAAAGAAAGATATGAGAGTGCTAAAAAATTAGCACAAGAATTGTGGCTAGATGGAGATAATGAAGGGACGCCAAATGACTTTTATTATTTTCAGTGTGGATTTGTGGCGGGAATGAACTATAAGTTATATAAGGATTATTCTGGTGAAAATACAAAATAAACAGGTCTTGACTACCAAAATAATTACAGAAATAGATCTTTCTATAGATAATTTAAGAGATATTATTGTTAGTCATCTTAACAAAGAAGGTATCAGTGGTAAAGCCTGGGATTTTAATTTTAGAGTAGTAAATAAGCCAATCAACAGCAGTCTATATCCATCTGATAGTATTGATCGTTATGAATTTGATGGAGTAAAAGTAATAGTATCAAAATGAATAATAAAATTTTTAACAGTTATGACGAAGCCCAAAGTTATAGTTTAACTGTACCCTGGAAATTAACCACCTGTAATGTTGGAGAAGAATGTTGGTGCAGAATTATACTACCCACAGAAAAGATACTATATAAGAATAAAGTGGGCGATACCGAAAGAGTTGATGAATTTGAATATATTATTCCAGATGGAAGCGTAGATAAAGAAACGGCTGAATATATTGTAGAATTACACAATAGATCAGTAGCCATATATACTGGTCAAAAAGAAAGATTAGCAATTTTAAAAGAATTAAATAGACTAGATCAAGAACTGGGAATTGATATACCGGTAATTAAAAGGAAAGAGATTGATTAGAATTCCAATGAAAACCACAGACGAACTTAAAGAAAGACTAAAAAGAATAGTTCAAGAAGAAGTTATTGATGCTTGGTTAGACTCTCCTAATCCAGCATTTAATAATAAAACTCCACGACAAATGGTTATAGAGCAAAATACCTCTCAAATAGAGGCTATGCTATATAGACTAGAGGGCGGAATACCGGGTTGACAAACGGAAAATTTCTGTTAAACTACACCTACCATGAGTACCGATAAACAAATTAATGTTGGTCAGGAGTTGGTCGAAAGACTACAAAATCTGAACAAAATGCTGGACGCTGTTAGATCAGCACAGTTTGATGAGTTGAATCTTCCAGAAATAAACGAACAAAATAAATCTACTGTAAAGCCTAAAAAATTGCCCAAAAGAAAGAAATAATATGAGTATAGACCATAATAAAATTCAGTCCGCTCTTAAAGCGATTGATGTCGATCAAGAAAATTTGAAGAAGTATTTTTATGAAATAATCCTCGACTCCCTTGGCCTCATGCACAAAACTATGATGGATAAGAAAAATTTGGGAATACCACATAATAAAGGCTATTCTCTTGATGATCTGGCAAATCTGTATCTAGTTTTTAATTCACAACAATCAAAAGCATATAAAAATGAAACTAATAACTGAAGGAAAACTAGACGGATTATGTATTAGAATACTTCAATATGAAGAAACAAAACAATGGTATTGTATAGATATTTATCATACTAGGGCTTATGATAGGGGTATTCGTATTGAAGGCACAAAACAAGATATGCAAAAATTAGTAGATGTGTTAAACATTGGAATTAATCATAACGAAAATGAAACCAACAACTAAACAACTTAAAGTTATAGAATTTCTAGAACAACAACTAAAGTTTTGGAAAAATACCAATGATATAGGTTCGCCTACTCATATTCCTCACGGCGATATTAGTGAGTTTTCTAGAGCAAATCTAGATGATAGTTTTTCAGAAGATGAGATTGAGGATGTTGATATACTAACTACAGAATTGTATATAAATATTTTGGAGATAACATAATGAGTTGGGAATATAGGGTGGTTCAAAAAGTAACTAAAATTCCTCTTGGGGAAACTGATATTACTTATGAAATTCATGATGTATATTTTGATGAAAATCTAGATATTGTGAATATTGGTAGACTATCATTTCCTATGGGTGATGATGTTGAGTCATTACAATGGAGTCTAGAAAGAATGATGGAGGCTTGTAAAAAGCCCGTCATTGACTATAATACTGGAGAAGAAGTGTGAATATTTTAGATTTTATAGGAAAATTCTTACTAAGCATGGCATTGGCCTGTGTAATATCTATTGCTTGTTCTATAGGTATAACAGCACTAACATTTAATGTTGTTCATGCTTTTGATTTAAATCCTGGTCGTGATAATTACTGGGTTTTTAATGTGACCATAATTTCACTAATAGTTAGTTGGATAATTAGTTTTGGTTGTTTTATGAGCGTGATCAAATGAAAATTATCAGCGAAAGACGGTCTGTTACAGATGATAATTTCATTATTTCTTGCATTATAGAATATGGTAATAGATTATTTAAAATTGCTGACTGTCCACCGACTAAATTATTTATATGGTCAGGATTAAGTGGTTGGCTATTTATAGATTATGGAGACACCAAAAGAACAACCCACGAAAGCATAGATCAATTTATTAAACTTATGGAGGCTTATACTAATGAAAAAGAAAACGAAAAAACAAAATAGACGCAAGCAAAAGATTGATGTGGTATTAGAGTCACTACTTAATCTTGAGAAACAAGTTAAAGAACTAATTAAAGAAGTTAACCAACTAAAAAATAAAAATCATCATTATTATCCTCCATACCAACCGCCAAAAGATGATAATAAGTATTGGCCCAATACCCAGCCACCTTTTAAGTACAAAGATATAATGTGGAATGATAATTCAAGTAGTAAATGGGATGCTATTGATCTAGGTTTACAGTAAATGTTTTGTATAAAATGGTTTCATCCTTTTAATTTCTTATTTATCAAGCGTCCTAAAATGGATACAGAATGGCATCCAAGTGATGATCTTTATCAATGGGGCTTTAGTCTTGATCTTACAACGGAGTTGTATTATTATACATACGATTGGGGTAAAGGGTTTAATTTTAGAATTTTAGGTTGGGGTTTTGAAATAGTTAAGGTGGGAATATAATCCTATTAAGAAAGTAGAGTGCGTTGATTATGTATGAGCCTGACCCAGTATTTAAATTACTATTTTGTTTAGTAGCAACCCTAGCAACTTTAGGTATGATAACACTATTATGTCTTATGGGACTAGGAGTATGGAAATTTGTGGAAATGATATCATGAAGATATACTATGAATTAGCAATAATTGCTACTATAGGACTTTTGCTGTGCTTACTGGTGCTAAATCCTTTACATCAGAAGAATCTTAAAAAAGATAAACCTCCACTATTAATCTGTATGTATTGTAAAGGTACTGGAGAAAGAGTGGAAGATGTAAATAAACTCATGTTTATGGCAAAGGTGCAACTTTATTTTAATAAACATATGATGGTTGACAAATGCGAAAAGTGTATTAAATTACCCAATGGTGAATATGATTATTGCGATGAAGTGAAAGAAAAATATAATAGTTTTTTCAAAGACTATGAAAAAGAAGGATCAAAATTTGAGAAAACAATGTGCGGAGAATGTATGGGTGCTGGTCAATTTCAAATATTAAGTAAAAATCCCAAAACAAATAAATGGTACACTCAAGAAAATTATGAAGAAGATGAGCGAGCAAAAACCAATGAATAATCTAACAAAAGAACAAAAGTTTGTTATCTTCTGGCTATACAACAGAGTGGCCGAAAAGATGCCTATTAATCCAATTAAAGGTGGAGGCAACGATATTACTGTTAATGGAATTAATGTAACAAATGCTGTAAGAGAACTGCTTCTAGAAAAGGAATGACATGAAAGACCGATTTGATCTTGAGCATGAAATCACTTGTCTCTATTTTTTTGGAGAAAATTTAAAAACTCTTAACGAAGGAGTTGTTGAACAAAGTTTAAGTAATGACGAAATTGCTAATGCTATTGAGGGTATTAGGGTTTTGTTAGATTTACATACTCATAAGTTGTTTGATACTATGAGTCAATGTTTTAAATTGGATGGATACAAATGACGGAAAAATTATATAATCAAATAATGATATTCGGCAATAGTGTTGGTGAGTATATCCGTATGGAATATGAACCAATCTACTATGAACAGTTTAATGCTAAAAATCTAAATATGTTTGATTTTATTGGTAGTTATTATATGGGTGGTAGTAACGTACCAGATACAGCAAGATATGTTGTTGAACTTATTAAGATGAATAATAGAACAGAAAATTAATTACTTTATTTAAGGAGATAACTATGAAAAATATAGCACGATGCTTGTTAGTAATATCAATGACAATTGTATGTGGTAATATTTATGCTCAAGAGTGGATACCATATCAACCACAAAATCACGTTGTTCAAACTACTGTAACTCAACAATCCTATGTTTATCAACCTCAACCAGTAGTTGTTTATCAATATGTTCCTTATGTTGTTAATCAACCAGTAGTTGTAGAACAAAGATGTTTGCTTTATAGAACACAAAGAGTAGTATATGTTCCTCAAACTCAATATGTTTACCAACCAGTAGTAGTATACCGATGAAACCAGACCTAGAACAAGATTTATTTGCTAATTCAACAATAAAAGATAAGTGTAAATATAGCAAAGTTTATAGCCAAAATTTATATGCGGCTATGTGTAATAATCGTTTTTTTTATGGTGAACACGAATGGACTTGTTCGTGGAGAATGAGTGGTGGAATAGTAGCAGACCTTAGAGATTGTGGAGAGGATTATCTGAACTACTACTGTTCTGGTATGATTAATCTTGATGGTTCTGTTAGTGAAAGTGTTGTAACAGATGAAATACGATTAGACTTGGCAAAAATGGGCTGGATTATTAAGCCATATGAAAAACGATGAAACAACTCCACCAATCTTAGGATCAGTTATTAATGATGGAGAAAATGCTCCGTTCGCTGATTTATATTATGACATTTTCCCAGAATGGTATGATGTAGAATGATTTTTGAAGAATTCCTAAAACTAGTAGATCAAACCTACGATAGTTTTAACTGGCGTTATGGTCAATGCTTAATGAATGTTCTTTATTCTGTAGATAAAACTAAATATGAAAATCTACTAGCCACGGAAAACGATTGCTACTATGATGATAGTATGGTACGCATCACTCTGGATAAATTACAAAAAGAATGGTAGATATAGACGATTATATTAATAAATTACTATCAGAGATTGAGCATTTAAAATCTGTGAATGAGTCTTTACGCAAAGAAATAAGAACTCAAAGAGCAGAAATTGCACAGTATAGAAATACGATCAATGTATTACTAGATAGTGATAAACCACCAATGTATCAGGCTAGGACAGCATAATGCTAAATATTAAAAAACAGCCATATAATAGCGTTTGGATTTGGGCCGATTCTCAAGATGAATTAGGCTTAACCTTTATGCGTTTTCAAGAACACTATGAAAGTGATAATCCTAAATTTCGTAATAATATTTTCACTGTAGGACAATTACGACACTGGTATTCTGAAACATATGGGGCTAATAATTATCATAATACATGGATTGGATTTAATTTTCCTAGTAAGGTATTAATTCCTTTTAAGGAGGGCTTATTTGATCCATTAACTCCAGAAGAAAATAGACTGTTAGAATTGTTACGCTATCGTAAAGATGAATTCTATATTATAGGCGCTCAAAATAATAGCGTTTTACGACATGAACTATCTCATGCCTTATATGCCAGTAATCCAAAATATAAAGCAGAAATAGATAACTTTTTATACAAACATAAGTCTAAATTAACTAAAACAAATCAATATATCTTGAATAAGGGCTATTGTAAAGATGTATTAAATGATGAAATACAGGCTTATATTACAGATAATGATGACAATGAATTGATCAATGTTACTTGTCCAACAATAATTGCTGGTATCAATCAAATATTTAATAAATATAACAAAGCAAAGGTGAAGAAATAATGGAAGATATTTGCGATGAAGAACGTAGTTATAATGACTGGGTATCTTATAACCTAGACTATATTAATCAGAACAAATCGCACATTAGTGTTATGAAAAGATTATATATGGAAGGATTTGCTGCTGGTTATGTACATCACGGTAAAATCAACATTGAGGAACAACTACAAAAATGAGTCCAATGTATAATCCAGATGATTGGAGTGAAGAATTTGATATTGTATTAAAGTACGAACCAATGAGTAGTAGTACAATTAATAAAATACTAACTCAATATAAACATGATGAAGTTTTAAACTATATCAAAGAATTGTGGAATCTCATTGATTATCAAAGAAAACTTCTGAACGAACAAACAAAACAAATTGTTGCCCTAAAACATAAAGAATCTTGGAAAAGATATGATCTACCAGAACAATCTTTTAAAGTCTCTGTTGACAAACCGCCGAAATCTGGTAATATGAGTTGTTAGGAGTATCCACCAAAATGTTCGTTTGGACTGAAATAAGACGTTGGGCCAAGTCTCATGGCTACGAAACATTAAAAGACAAAGGCGACGAAGAAAACGGAGACAAAGTACAGTATTATTGGAGTAAAATTGACGATCCATCTTGTAGTGGCGTCAGTCCTAGTGTGAGTAAACTCGCTAGAGATATATATAATGATATTACTGATGGTGCTTGGATTGACCATCAAATAGCCCATAAGGAATCAGTAGATGAACGTAAAATTAGTTAGTGTAACTCCAGACGCAGAAAAAACTATGGCTTATTGTGCCAGAGTGTCCAACCCAAACAACCAAGGTTCAGATAATTATGCTAAATTACTGAAATATTGCATTGACCATCAACATTGGAGCATATTTGAGATGGCATTTGTTACTCTAGAAATTAATACTACAAGAGGATTAGCAGCACAGATTCTCAGGCATCGTAGTTTTACTTTTCAAGAATTTTCTCAAAGATATGCTGATACAACTCTTTTAGCAGAAGATATTCCGTTGTTTGAGTTGCGTAGCCAAGATCATAAAAATAGACAAAATAGTATAGATGATGTTTCTCCAGAAATTAAATCTAAATGGACTATGCAAGTTCGTGAGCATTTTGCTAAGGCTAAAGTGTTATACGATGGAATGATAGCAGATGGTATCGCTAAAGAATGTGCCAGATTTATTCTTCCTTTAGCAACTCCAACCCGTCTTTATATGAGCGGTAGTGTTCGTAGTTGGATTCATTATATTAATTTGCGTTCTGGTCATGGAACTCAAAAAGAACATATGAATATTGCTAATGAATGTAAGCAAATTTTTATTGAACAATTTCCTACTATTTCAGAATCTCTTGGGTGGAAAAATGAAAACATTTAATATTACAGCACAGGTTTACAAGAATAATGATCGTTCAAAACAGAATCTATTAATTTGTGAATTTCATACTGGTTCATCATCTGATGAAGCATTATCTAATTTTAAACTACATTTTCCTGTTATAGAATATTCTCTTGTAAAAGTTCTCTCAGTTGAAGAAATTGTTTAAGAACACGCTTGACTCTGGCCGATAATCTGATATACTGCGACCAAGGAGATTTTATGAATAGATTCGGCCTCTGTTGTATTTCGCTCAAACTCAAAGAGCAAGGTATTAGTCATCAGACAATGACTTTTAAGCGTTTTAATAGTTTGCCAAGAGAAGAAGCACTAACTATTCTTGGCGAACGTATTCTTAATAATCTTGTTACTACTCGTAAGACTATTGAATTTTGTGGCGAGAATAATTATGTTTATCGTGTAAGTAGCGATATTTTTCCGCTCATTACATACAATGAAGCCAATGTTAATCTAGATGATTTGCCGAACCATGATGATATTCAAGATGAGTTCGACAATATTGAACAGAGCATTAAGGATGCTGGTGTTCGCGTATCTTGCCATCCATCAGAGTTCAATGTTCTTGCTTCTACAAATCAAAAAGCAGTAGATAAAACTATTACTGAACTTAATTTTTACAGTAGTTTTTTTGACAGAATTGGTTTGCCTGCTAATTATGATTCCCCCATGAATCTTCATGTGCATAATAAAAATGGAACACACTCTGAAATCATCGAACGCTTCATGCAAAACTTTAATCGCCTGGACGATAATTGTAAGGCTAGGCTTGTTATTGAAAATGATGACAAAATCAACTGCTGGAGTGTGAGAGAATTGATAACTCATTTTCATCCAAAAACTAATATTCCTATCACTTTCGACTATCTTCATCACAAGTGCCATCCAGATATGCTGGATGAAGAAACTGCTATTAAGGCTTGCCATGATACATGGCATGGACATAAGCCATTATTTCATTATAGCGAAAGCAGAGAAGGGAATAATCCTAGAGCGCACGCAGATTATGCTTATAATAAATTTCAGACGTATGGACTAGAGTTTGATGTTGATATGGAACTAAAAGCAAAATGCCTCGCTATTGCTCAATATGAGTCATCGGTGCTATGTCAAGAAGTGTAAAAGAAACTATAATCAAAAAATTAAACAACTTTAAAGGCCACAGAGATAATTATAAAAAGAAACCCAAATACATCCCTGTTCCTTCTAAAGAAAAAGATATACACACAATACTAAAAAATAAAATTGTTCGATTTCATAGAGATAAAAAACTGTGGAAGTATCCTCCTATGACATTTAAAGTAAAAGATTTATTGGAGAAAATTGGTGACAATCCAGTGTGCTACTTAACTGGTAGAAAAATAGATTTATTAGACGGTAAATCGTATCATTTGGATCATATTATACCAAAGAATAAAGGTGGTACTAATACATTAGATAATTGTAATATTGCTTGTAAGGATGCTAATCAAGCAAAAGGTAATTTATTGTATTCTGAATTTATTCTGTTGTGCGAAACAGTATTGACTCATCATAAAAATAAAGGAAATTAATATGAGCGGATGGTTAATAGCATTAACTGGTTGCGTCTACGCATACGTTAGTTTAGAACAATTTATGAAAGGTAATATAGGATTAGGCATAGCATATGCTGGTTATAGTTTTGCTAATGTTGGTCTTTATATGCTAGCATCAAAATAGGTAATTATATGGACGAACTACCACCTGTTCCAAGAAATACTGTTGGTGAAATAAAAGTTAAATACATGAGTGGAAAAACTATACTTCCTACTCCTTACGATATTGAAATGACAGATGATATTTGGATAAAAGATGAAGATCATAACCAAAACAATTCGCAAAGCATATCAGAATTGGAGTCCTTGTAAAGAGATTCGTTGTTGGCATTATGCGGGGTGTTTTGATGGAACAAAAATGATTTGTTTCACCCAAAATAATCCTATTAAAACACACACTGGTGCTTATCGCATAGGAGAAGATTTTAATCTCCCCAAATATAAGGAACATCCATTTTATCATGCTGAAAGTCATCTTATTTCTAAATTACTTGATCGCTATAATACCATTGATCCTAATTGGACAGTATGTGTGCTTAGAATTAACCGAAAAGGATTAATTCTTGGAAGTAAACCTTGTGAAAATTGTAGCAAACTATTGAGTGCTGTTGGATTGAACGATATTTATTATAGCACTGATGATGGAAATTTTAGTGATAGTTTTGGAAATTTGACTACAGTAGACGAGTTGACAATGCCGACACTAGTGGTATAATCCGCTCTACGGAGGCAACTATGAACTGTATTTACTGCAAAAATTGTGTTGGCGTTGATCGTTATGAGTTTCTTGTTGAAACTGGTCGCAAAATTATCTGCAAAGATTGTAGCGTAGAAAAGAAAGCCGTTGGCTTTTTAGATTGGTCGCATAAAACAGCACCAGCATTGGTTTTGGTTCCCGCTAATGCTACAGAAACTATTCGTAAACTTGATAGAGCAAACCGGAGGGCTAGATAAATGACTTGGCTTGATCTTTATAACTTTCTTTATGAAAGAGCAAATGATGTTAAAAACCCAGGATCTTTTCCTTGGCAGGAAGAAGTGGCAGTATTTGATTTTGAAACACTAGAATATTATCCTATAGATTTTATAGAAATGCCAGATGGAAAAATTGGATTTGAAATAGACACATATCAATCGGAGACTGCTAATGGATCTTGAAATTGAAAGTTTGCTTTTTAAGCAAGTTGAAAAACCTAAGCATTATCTTATGACTCGTATTATTAATGTATGGGAGAATAGGTATCGTATTAATGTATATATTGAAATTGAAGAAGATAATCTGACTAAGAAACGTATTCATAGCAGTTATTTTTGTCATTATCATCCTGGCAAACTCACTATTTTTCCAGACAAAGATAAAAAAATCGAAGAACCACTAAAGAAACGCTCTTGACAATGCCGATTGCTATGGTATGCTTAGAGCATCACTTTAACAGGAGAACAGAACATGGCTAAGGGTCAGAAAACTTGTGACAACTGTGGATCGTCTACTGGGCCGCGAGCATATATTTGTAAGAAATGCAATACACCTTTTGTGTTTAAGGTTAAGAGCAAAGAGAAGCGAAATACTAAAATTATTCGTGATTTTAACTGGAGAGAATTGGTTAAAGGTGACAGAATCAAGGTTAATGGCGGCCCATATTTTGTGAGTAAGGGTGAATTTATTCCTATGGGTTATCGTGGACGTTTTGTGGTTGATTCTATTGACGCTAATGGTATTCTTGCATGGGGATTGGATAAGCACCAGGGATTTTGTCATATTTATATGTCTGGAGATATTCAAAATAAAGAGACTGGCGTTTGGAAAACTGCCCATAAACTTCTTAAACTTAAACCAAAGGAAGTTCAGGTATGATGTTGAATAACGAACAGAAACATCAGTTTGCTAAATTTATTGATCATAGAAATGAAATTAGTAATAGTTTATTTCATATGGAGCGTATTCTAAAGGAGTATTTTCCTAATGAATATGATTTGGCCTATCAACACTGGATTCCTCAAATATTGACCGCACTACATGACGATGATAGATGGTTGTCTAGAGGGCAGTATTGTGTACAAGATACGATTGATCATATTAATGATATTGATTCTGGTTCTGGTGTAAATAAGTATATCAAATAAAATATTGGAGATCATTATGTCTGAAGTTTATGCAATTGTTGATGTTGATGGATATGCTATTCAAATGCGTGATGCTGCGGCACAAAGTATTTCTTCAGATACTAATGAAAATCTAGACGAATATATTTCATTGAAACAAATGACCAATTTGGTAGAAGAATTTTGTCTTGGTCACGATGATGAAGATAGACCTTTGCTTGATGAAGATACTAATGAAAAGATTTTTGAAGAAGCGGCATTGTGGATTCACGATGTTGGATTGGCTAAACTTGCAGCAAAAGATTTGGTTGAATGTGCTTGGGATAACGAAATAAATCAAATGGTATTTTGGAGTAAACCCGAAAAGCAGGAGACTAAAAATGTACGAACTAAGTCCAGAGGAAAGAATAAAAAAACTAAAGGATCAGATAGCGGAATGTAGAGATTATATATCCTCTGACTTTTGTAAAAGTTGTATGGATATGTACGATAAAATTACAAAGTATGAAGAAGAATTATACAGACTACAAAAACAAATGAATTGACACAGGCTTGTCAATAGTGTAGAATACATCATACGCTCCTGTGCCAGTGGTTCCTGGCAATTACTCTTATAAGGTAATCCGAAAGGGGACTTGGTTCGATTCCAAGCAGGAGTATTCGATTCATTGATAATATCAAGGAGATTTATGACAAATCGTTCAAATCATTTAACAGTTTATTCTTTTTTATTTGGTCTATTGTTTGTATCACTATTATTTAATATTCATTTCTATGATAGGTTGTCTAATTTAGAATCCGATTCTGTATTGTGGCGTTGTGGAACTAGTCAATTAGAATTTCAACAAATTCAAAACGAAATTAAGAGACTAGAAAATGATCCATTTTTTAATGCTTGTGATCCACCAAAATAGTGTAACTTAATATAAGGGGGCGTAATGGTATCGACTGGATATGGAAGATTGTATTAGCAAGTAGTGGTTAATCGACCGGCCACTTTAAAAGTCGATTAAATGCTTTAACTGGCACAAATCAGTTAGCCCTTGCTGCTTAATTAAATAGCAGCAACAATCTTAGAAAGCGATGAAGGTAGCGTTCAAAAGATTGTCGTAAAATCCTTCGGCTGCTAGAATAGCCAACGGGTTCTAGCCTGAGATTAGTTGGTACGGAAAGATGAATGTTGTTTGTTCTTTAATCTTTCTTAAAATTTATGAATAAAATAAACTTGTAGAAAATGTAATTAGAAATATCACAGCACGGCAGTTCGACTCTGCCCGCCTCCACTTTTATGCCTAAAACAAATAAACAAATACAAAATTTTAGACACGCCGCTGTTGATATTTACAAAATATCAGTCGGTTGTTGTATTTGTGGCTATAATAAACATCCATCAGCACTTTGTTTTGATCACTTACCAGATACAGATAAGTCTGATTTGATAAAAAATGGATATGCTAAAAATAAAGTTGGAGTTGGTGGTGGTATGTATAATATGTATTATAAATCAACAAAGGTTGAGGATTTGATCAAAGAAATTAAAAAATGCAGAGTTGTCTGTGCTAACTGCCATATGGAATTAACGCATCAAAATAATACCAGAACTAAAAATAATATTGATTTCAGTATCAATATTCAGCAACTAGAAGAATCTCTAGTTACATTTGAAAATGAGTAACTATCTAAATATAGATATTCCAGTTTTTATAGCATATATAGATACTAGTTTTTTCTATAATAAACCACCAGATATTAACGCTAACAGAATTCCTGTTGAAGTTTTTAATTTTACTAGCATACCACAAAGATGTGGTTTGTTTTCTGTAATGACAGAATATGGCAGTCAACACGCTAGAGTGCCTATTCATTATTTAAGAGTAAATGAATCTGGAGGCACAGACTATCCTTTAGATTGGATTCAATTATGGGATAGTATGAGTTATTATGCAAGTGTGAAAATTGATCAATACTCTAAAAACAGAGCGGCCAATGTTCTACTTAAAAATAAAACATTACATAAAGTTAAATATTTATTTACTATTGATTGGTGTTTAGGGCCACAGTATCAATCTGGATATGGAGAAATGTCTGCTGGTCATAAATGCGGTCATGTATTTGAGGGTGATGGACAATATTTTATTCAACCAAATAATAGAGTATTGTGGATGGATGGCGGTGCTTTTATAAGTAAAAAATTTGATAAAAAACCAGATTGGAAAGTATTTAGTCAAGAATTTAGTTGTGAACATACTGGTAGTAGATGGGTGAGTGAAAGTCATGAAGAATTATTCTTCTATGACTTTAAAGAAAAAGATCAAGTTCCAGAAAACGAATAACGATACTTGACAACAGGAATAGCGTATGATATACTACGCTAAACACAGGAGACTATTTGGATGATTCACGATTTTAATTATGTTATGGGAATGGTTCGTGATCTTCGTGCCACTAGTAGCACTAAGGATAAGGAAGGTATTATTCTGGATTATTGTGGACACAATAGTGCCGCAGCATCTTTCACCAAGAATATTTTGCTTTATACCTATCATCCGTTGTGGCAATACAATGTTACTAGTGATAATCTCAAGAAGAAGAATCATCTTGTAGCCAGAAAAAATGAATACAAAAATTTCTTTGATTTGCTTGATGCTCTAAAGAGTCGAAAGATTACTGGACATGACGCTATCTCTGCTGTGAATAGTTTTATCGAACACTATTCCGAATACGAAGAACTTATCCATTGTATTATCGACAAAGATTTGAAAACCCGTGCTGGTGATAAGATTATCAATAAGGCTATTCCTGACCATATTCCAGAGTTTAGTGTTGCTCTGGCAGATAAGTACGAGCCTAAACTTGTAGATTGGAAGGATGGGTGGTATGTTAGCAGAAAAATTGATGGTGCTAGATGTGTTGCTA